TGTGCCTGCCTATGCTACTTTAGCAGCCCAATTATTTGCTATATCTGCTGCATTTCAATTTTTAAAAGACGCAGGTAATCTACAAACTCTCCAGGCCGGTCAAACTGCCTATGCTGCCGCTACTGGCGTAGCAATGAGAACTCTTACTAACGATATCATTGCTGCTACAGATTCTCAAATTTCCTTCCAAGATGCTTCAAGTGCCTCTGCAATAGGTGTTGCTGCCGGACTGAGTGCAGACCAACTAACTCGTTTAGGTACTGCAGCAAAGTCTACTTCTATTATTCTCGGAAGAGATGTTACGGATTCTTTTAATCGTTTAGTTCGTGGTGTAACTAAAGCCGAACCAGAACTCTTAGATGAACTTGGTATTATTCTTAGGCTTGAGACTGCATTCGATAACTATAAAAAGCAGATGAATATTACTAGTGGAGAGTTGAATAGTTTTCAAAGATCTCAAGCTGTAACAAACGAAGTGTTAACTCAGGCTGAGGATAAGTTCGGTAGAATATTAGAAATCACACAAGTAGCTCCGAATAACTTCAATAAACTTGGAAAAGCTTTTGATGATATTTTAATTACGGTAAAGGGATTTGCTGCAGCCGTAGCGGGGCCTTTTGCAGACGTACTTATTGAAAGCCCTAAACTTGCAGGTGCAGCGCTTGCTTTATTGGTAGCAGGCCCTTTAAAGGCTGCTATTCCTGGGCTACAAAATCTAACTGAAAGTACAAAAGATCTAGCTAAGGTCTCCAAGGAGTCTTTTAGATCTGCAAAGCTCGAACTTGAGCAGTATTCAAAAGCGGCAAAAACTGCTAAACTATTAAATAGAGATGAGGCAGGAGAGTATAAAAATCTTGCAGCAGGTGATGCAAGAGGAGCTCTAAGCTCAAAGAATATTAGCATAAGAGGGAAAAATAATCCCTTTAAGGCTTTAAGCAAAGATTCTAAAGACATAACCAATCAAATGGTTAATGATATGCAAATTGCTGCAACTAAGCATAAGCAAATATTTAAGCGTATGACGAAAGAAGAGCGAATGGCATTTCACCTGATGCTTGAAGATATTAAAATTGCAAATAATGTAGCCACAGGACAAGTTAGTGGTAGATGGGTACAGACGGGTAAGACAATGTCGCTAACTTTTAAATACATCGAAGTTCAGTGGAAAGCCACAATGGTAGGTATTAGAACAACCGCCAGCATCGCGGCCGCTGGGGTAAGCAAAGCTTTCTCTATTTTAGGCTGGATAGGAATAATATATACACTCTATGAAGTAGGTAGAAGCTTTTTTGGAGTTCAGGAGAAAGTAACAAAAGTAAATAAGGAACTAGAGCTTCAACAGAAAAGACTAGCCAGTCTTGTACAGGACTATGAAAATTTTGCAGCAGTGCAAAAAGTGCTATCTGAGGAGGGAGGAAGCCTTCTTGAAACTTATAAAAATTTTGGTCAGTTTGTAGGTTCCACCTCTACTAAGGATTTTGAAACTTATGGAGCATCTGTTACAGAGGTTGTTCGTAAATTCGCTGAGGAGCTGCCAAAGGCAAAGAAAGAGCTAGAAGATATCCAGGCCACGATTGATGGCTTCAGCTGGAAAAGTCTATTCGGCGCTGCAAGCCTTGCTGGCATACCAATATTCAGCGCCCACCTGATTAAGTTTTCCATGGCGCAGTGGAAAGTGCAGGGTGCTACTGAGAGAGCCTCAGAAACCCTAGGCGAGTTTGCTGAGCGCACAGGAGATAAAGGCCTAGCTAATTATATAAAAATACTAGAGCAGCAAAAAGCTGCTTGGGACGGGCAAACTGATTCTCTAATTAAAGGATCTGCAGCAGGTCAAAAGTACATGGGATTTGTTGAGCAGATACTATCTAAGAAGGATTTTGACCCAGCAATCTTAAAGCAGATGGAAGCATTACGGCTGGAGTTTGTAGAGGTAGGCGCGGCAGCGGCACAAACTCAGAAATTACTAGCAGATTCAGATGATAAGTTTGCGAGTTTGCAAAAGAAGCTGGCTCCTACTACGGAAGCAGACGCTTTCCTAGCTACAATAGTAGAAACGCAGGGAGTACTAGAAGAGCTCAAAGACGATAACAAAGAGGGCTATGATAGTCTAGTCAAACAGATAAATCAGCTCAATCACCGGAAAGCTATTATAGAGGACATTGTAGCAAGAGAGTCCGCAGCTGCTGTGGCGTCGGCGCAACGGCAAACTGCCTACACGAAGAAACTTGCAACTGCAAGCGCTTTTGAAAAAAGTATCTTAGATATTAATCTTAGGAAGGATAACCTACAAGATAAAATTAATAACAAAGTGGCCGAAAATAAGGATCTTCTAGCTCTTACTAAGAAGACTCAGGACGAGTTAAAGGGCTCGCAACTAGAAGCCTACACAATACGTGTATCTGAGACTGAAGAACTTCAAGCACAGATAGAACTGGAAAATATTAAAGAAGCTAAATTAAGGCAGCAGAATAGACTTAAACAGATAAGCGACGAGTTCGCTCTTAACCAGATAAGAGCACAAACAAAATTTTTAGCTCTTACTAAAGATATGGATAATGCTCAGCAAAGTGTTGCACATATAGAAGAACAAAGAAGACAAAATATTGAGCAGATACTATTAATGCAAGATAAAATTAAGACATTGCTTAAAGAGGAGAACGGAGTAAGAAGAATACTGAGTGAGACGGAGCGAGATGAGCTAAGTACTCTTCTAGCGCAAATAGCCTTAATATACACTAAAAATAACTTGCTAGATAATCAGACAGAACTTCTAGAGAGAAATAATAAGCTACAAAGGATATCTCATAGGCAAGCTGTCCAAGATATACTTTTTTCTACTCGAAGCAAAAAAATTCAGGCAGGACTTACTGACGGACAGCAACGAAGAACGGGTATATTACTTCAACAAGAAAAACTTCAGATGTCTATACGTAATTACGAGTCAGAGGCGGCTGAACTTACTACAGCAATAGCTTTAAATAAGACTAACAGTTTGACTAAAGATACACAGTCTCTTGAAATTACCAGACTTAGAAAACAGGAAGCAGAAGCAGAACTAGCAATTATACTACAAACTCAGCAAGCTATTGAACAGTATAGACAGGCTATTGCTCAAGGTTTTGAGTCAGGACTTCAAGAAGCAATAAATAATTTAATAATCGGAGCTGAGTCTAGTTTTAAAGACTCTTTATTAGGGCTAATAGACGGCATACTTAAAAGTCTTGCTAGTAAAATATCAGAAACAATTACAGACAATATCATTGATGCAATAGCAAGAACTACAATTGGCTCTAAAATTTTCAAGGGAATGACTCTTACAGATGATATTGCCAAAGGACATAAGAAAGGGGCAGAGGCGGCAAAAACAAAAATAGAAGAAGCTGGAACTTCTTTAGCAACTAGCTTAGATACGGCATTTGGAGAAGGCTCAATAACTCTTGCAGAGGCTATATCAGCGGCATGCCAAGCTTGTAAGAAAGATGAAGTACCCGGAGGCGGAGCAGGGGGTCCAGAAGAGAAGCTTATTAGGTCTGTATTTAAGAAGCCCGGCACTGAAGGAGCTGAAAAACCCGATTCTGAGGGCGTAGTTAAAGCTGCTACTAAAGTAGATAAGGCTCTTAACTCTCCAAGTACTTTTACAGAAACTATATCAAATATGATAAAATCAATGGCGACGGCATTTAAGAATTTTGGTTCCACCATTTTTAATTTTATTTCATCAATTGGTAGTGTTCTTCAAAAGTTCCTAACTATGTTTATAAGCGCAGTCGCAAAGGTTGGCTCTGCGGGAGGTAGTGTGCTTAGTTCAGTTATAAGTGCAGGTATGAGTTTCTTTACTGGAGGGGCTCCCGTACCTACCCCAATGGCGAATGGCGGAGTAGTAAGTAAACCTACGTATGCTTTAATAGGGGAGGGAAGATATAGTGAAGCTGTTATTCCAATGCCAAACGGTAAAAGTGTCCCAGTTGACCTAGGGAATTCAAGAGCAGGATCTAATCAAAATAATAATGTTACTGTTAATGTAAGTATGGGAGACGGAGACTCAAAAGGGCAATCGTCTTCTAGTAGTAATGCTAGTGGTCAGGATAGTGCAACTCTTGGTAATGCTATAGCGAAGGCAGTACAAGAAGAGCTACAAAATCAGAAGCGTTCTGGAGGGATACTTAATCCTTATGGAGTGGCCTAATGGCTGTAGGATTTGATATTGGGTTTCTAAAAGTTGTCAGTGATATATCTTTTACTAGAATATCAAACACACTAAATGGGACTATAGATGCAGAAACAACGGATTTAAGCGGTTTTAAAATTGGAAATGTGGTAACTATTCTTAACAGTGACTCTTTAGGAGCTGGGTATGCTAATGATGGCACGTTTCTAGTTACAAGTTCGCAGAGTAATAGTCTATCTGTTACTAGATTGACACCTACTGATAACGAAGGTGTTTCAGTGCCTGTTGTTCCGATGACAAAAGAAGCCAGTCCTAATATTAATATAAGTTTTAAAGATATAGTATGTCCGGATAGAAACGTTAGAAAAATTATAACCCCACAAGTTCTGCTAGCAGACTTTGGAGATGGGTATGAAGGCAGAATTAAACAAGGGGCTTTTACTAGGCAAGAGGAATATTCGGTAAAATTTATTAATAGACCGCCCGAAATTATAGAAAGTATAATAGAATTTTTTGTAACAACCGAAGGAGTTAAATCATTTACGTTTGTAGTTAGAGAAGACCCTTACTATGCAGTACCCGTAGTATGTCAACAGTACTCAATATCGTACGACAGTGATTTTCATGCAGGCTGCGAAGCTAAATTTAAAAGAGTAAAACAGTAATAATCCTTACAGGATAGGCGACATAACGTGCGCGGAGAACCTTGTGACAGCTTTAGAAGTAGTAAATACGGGATGGCCCATAGCCTTAGGTTTTGTAACCTTAGTTATTGTACTAGCAAAAATGCATGCTGATATTGAGCAAATTAAGGAAAAAGTAAAAATACTTTTTGAACTTTGGAATAAGAGAAACAATGACTGAGATAAATGAAAATACTACTGTAGAGATACCTGTACGAAATCTTATCGCATTAGCAGTCAGTTTAGTAATGGCTACTGCTGCGTACCTTACTTTAGAGACTAGAATTACTTCTATTGAACATGACAATAGTATGCAATTGAAAACTATAGAAGCAAATGAAAGTTTTGTTAGAGATTGGCCTTTAGGACTTCGAGGGGCTCTACCCGATGATTTAATGCAAAATGCACAAATTAAAATGCAAGCAGAAGAATTGAAAAAAGTTACTGATATTACCAGGCAAATTAATAACTTAGAAATAAAATTAGGTAAATTAGAGGGTCAGGTATCCGAACAAGATAAGAAGTTAGAGACTCTTTTTCAATTATGGAATAGTCAGACACAGAGCGCTAAATAATGCCTATAGGTATTAATATTCAAACTGTCACTAGCCCTAAGTATATTTGCCCAGATAGAGGGTATACTAGAGCTGCTGGATTTACTGTATTTAATTCTGATTTTGGGGACGGTTACACACAAAAGTTTAAGCAAAGCATAAATAATAGATCTGAAGTACTGAATTTAAAATTTGAAAATAGACCTGCTAGAGAGATTAATGCTCTTTTTAGATTTTTTAGGAGATATAAAGGGCTCGATCCTTTTCCTTATAGGGTTCCAATATCTGAAACAAGTGAAAAGGTCATAGCATGTATATGTAAAGACTATTCAATAGAGTGGACTACGAATACAATAGGGACTTTAACGGCACAATTGATACAAGTAGACGAATCACCATTATTTATAGATGTACAACCTTATGTAAGCGAAGGTTATATCACAGACTCATATGTAGGATTAGGATAAGATGGCCCAAGAACTTGGTATAAATATAGGAGAAGCACAAGGTACTATCAGATATGTGCGGTATGACAGAGGCATTAGAGCTGCTGTCAATCAGCGCGTACGTAGTGTTAGCTATGGGGGCACCTATGAAGAGCGAATTCCGGACGGAATAAATATTATAGAAGAAATTTATACCGCTACGTTTTCTAATAGAAGCTACTCTGAGATTGCAGATTTAATAGACTTTTTTGACTCTAAAAATGGGGTAGAATCTTTTCTTCTCTATGTAAAAGATACTAGTAATGCTGAAGGAGCTAGAGGCGTCCCTGTAGTATGTGAAAAATATAATGTTACTTATGTAAATAAATCGGTTGCAAGCTTGGCTTGTACATTTCAAAAAATAGTAACTACAGAATTTAGTGATGACGAAATCTATCAAGATCTCACAGAATTTTCTCAGGGACAGTATACTCTGCTATCAAACAAAGC